GTAGGTGTTGTCTACATCGCGTGACTCCTCGAGCTTTCCTATCCCATACCCTACGGAGACATTCCGCAGCACCCCATCACGGATATCAGCCAGCACCTCTTGCGCGAATGCATTACGGCTGAATCTGACCTCTGCCATCCCACGCTTCTTCTCACCATCCACCCACGCACGCTCCACCACGCCAATCACCCGGCTTGGATCGTGGTTGAACAGCAGCGGCGCCCCATCATTCAACCGGCCTAGGTCCACTGAATCACCGTCGTGGCTCAGCACCTCTCGGCCGAAGTACCGCTCGACCGGATACTCCGATGAAAAGCTGAGCTCCAGCCGGCGATCATCCTCGCCTTCACCCAGCAGCCGGAAGAAGCCAGGGCCTGAGCGTTCATGACGCTGGGCTTCCAGATCACGCAGTTCCATCATCTTCAGCATCCTGTTCTGACGCTATCGACACCCCTTCAGCTTCCAGCCGCTGCGCATCAGCATCCTGTGCCGGGTCGGTATCAAAGCTGAGGCCAAGCTGACTGGCACGCTCCACTTCCTGCTGGCGCTGCAGCATCAGCTCCTCCAGGTCGCCGCCCAGCTCACTGACGATCTGCGACTGCGTAGCAAAGCCGGAGCGCACGGCGTCCTTGTACGCCATCACCTCCTTCACCGGGTCCACCCATGCCCAGCCGCGGCACATCCACCGTGCCCGCCGGAACCGCTCCGGCATCGACTCATACCCTGCCAACCGGAGCACACCGCTACGCACGGCAGCATCCAGCCACGCCTCGTATACCGGCGTGATGAAATTGTCGATCAGGTACTGCTGCAGCACCTTCCAGTTCTCGCGGTCATCAATCAGGCTCAGCCGGCTGGAGCTGTAATTGCTCTGGCTGTAGTCCTGGCTGAGCGGTGCGTAGCTGATCCCGATGCCAGCACTCATGCCCTGCAGCATGGCCCGCATGAAGTCAGGGAACTGCCCATCCGGTGCATCCAGCTGCGGCACGCTCACGCTTTCGCCTGGTGCCAGGTACTTGAACACCCCAGGCTCAAAGTTCGACACCCGCTCAGCGTCGTACACCTCATCACCCACCAGCTCACCCTCTGGGCTGGTGATGAAACCCATCAAGCTGGATGCTGCCCTGGCCCGCACCACCTCGGCCTCCTCATACCCGGCCAAGTGATGCAGCCGCTTGATCGTGCTCGCCAGCCACGGCACGCCCCTGGTCTGGTGGGGCCGATCGAGGATGGCCAGGTGCAGGATCTGATTGGCCGGCACCAGCTTCACCTCATGGCTGGTCCCATGTCGAATGTCGCCAGGGTGCCGAGTGCGGAAGGCATACCGTGTCGGCCGACCCCATTGGTCCACCTCCACACCCATCCGCCATTCATGCCCCTGCTGCGGCCTGCTTTCATACGTCTCATCGCACAGGTCGGCCTCGAGCACCTCCAGCGCCAGCGGCACCCGTGAATCACCAAACGGCTGCGGCACCAGGCGGATGAACACCTCACCCGATTCAGCGATGGCACCAATCACCATCCGCTGCAGATCAATCCATCCCAACCGGCCGCCGGTATGGCACCGCTTGGCGCGGCCCCATTCCACCCAGGCCTCTTCAATCTGATCGTTCACGGCCTGGTTGAGCCGGCTGCTGCCGCGGCTCATCGGCACCTGGGCCTGCAGCTTGATGCCGCTACCCACCACGTTGTTGCGGATCAACCGCAGCGCCTGCCGTGCGTAGTCGTTATCCCGTACCAGTTGGCGGGCACGATTGCGCAGCAGCACCAGGCTGGCATTGATTTCCGCATCAGCGCTGGTGGAGCTGGTCACCCAGTCGCTGGTGAGCCGGCTCAACCGGGCACCTTCATACAACCGCCGCGGCCGGCGTTTCACCACATCAGCCGCAAGCGCTTCAGTCTTCACCTTCTGGCGTGCCATCAGCTGAACCTCACAAACATGTTCTGCGGGTTACCCAGGCCAGCCGCAATCTTCTCGGCCACCTTCTCCCGGTTCACGACAGCCTTCAGTTGTGCCTCGCGTTCCATCAATGCAGGTAGATCGAGTGCGGTGTACTGCCTTGTTCCAATCTGGTAGTACTTGGTTTGCTTGCTAATGATCGCCCTGATGGCGGCCTGCACAGCATCCAGATCTTGCTGCGCCTGACTGCGACCATCAAAGGCAGTCGGCGTGCCCTGGTACGCCAGGCTGGCCAGGACGGTGAATGACCCACTGCCCAGCGTGAGCGTGCTGGTGTCATCGGTCGCCCTGGTCTGCCAGTACCACTGGCCGGCATCCATGCCAACGCTTGTAGCAGCGGCGATGGTGTTATCCCAGCCGCCATCAGCTCGAGCCACGCCGGTGACGGTCACACCCTCTGACGCGGTATTGGTCCGCAGGAAGGTAGTCAGCGTCCAGGCAGCAGAGGTGAGCGGATCACCAACCTGATCCACTGTTGCCGGTTCCACCCAGCTCACCGTATCGCCAGCCCTGATCTCTGCAGGGATTGCCACGTACTTGCAGCGTCTACGTCACGCTATGCACCGCCATCACCACGAACTGACAAAGCTATGCGCTGGCTTTGCGGCCCTGCGCATCGGCCGTGCATTGCCCTTGCGCTCTGCTTCACGCTGCTTGGCCAGCTGCTCCCATGCCGTCCGCCTGTCGTAACGCCTCAGCATCAACTGCAGCGCAGCAAAGGCATAGACAAAGCAGTCGAGCGCTTCATTGCGCTGCCCTGATGCCTTCACCCATTCCTTCACCATGAAGCCTCGCACGCTCTTCACCTGCTGCTTCTCGGCTGTCAGCTGGTTGAAGTAGTCCTCGTCAGCAGCGTCGTGGAAGTGGATAAACCCAGGCCCTGGGTCGTTATGCCGCAGCCGGCCGTACAGCGTCGTCTTGGCCGTATCGGTGCCGATGCTGAAGACCTTCCCGCCACCCTTGAGCACCTTGCCGCGCCAGTTGATATCCACAGCGCTGCCCTTGTTGATCACCGGCTGATCCCTTGAGCTGCTGCCCTTGGTCGCCACCACACCCTGGTTCTGGCGTTCCCTGGCGTACAGGTACACGCTGTGGGCATGGTGGCCGCCGGAGTCCACCGCCATCTGCTTGATCTTCATCGCTGGCCACTCCTCGCAATCCCACTCGGTATCCAGCACGTGATCGAGCTGTGCCCACACCTCCGGCACGGCAGGATCACCATGCAGCACCTGGTGCCAGATCAGCCAAGCCTCTTCCCCTGCACCCCAACCCCACACGCTCACCTCAAGGCGATCATCCTGGGTGTCCACACCAGCGGTAAGCGCCAGCACGCCATTGGGGCAGCGCCCTGCCTGGTAGCTCTCACGCCGTGCCATCAGGCCCTCGGCGCTCAGCTTGTTGGCGTAGTCCACCTCAAACACCTCGCCCAGCGTCGTATTCACAAACGTCCGCAGCTGGTCAGGGTCGCCCTTCACCTCGAGGAACTCGCGTACCAGCTGCTCCCACGTGGCGTTCGGGCTGTAGCTGTACGCCGCCCACAGATGGAAGCCAACCAGGCCGGGCTGGCTGGCCGGTGCTGTTGCCCGCCACTCCCCGCGGTCCACCATCCATCGCTTCATGCGATGGGGGATCAGCGTGCGGCAGTTCTCGCACTCATACGCTGCCGTCTCCGGCTTGTCCTTCTCCCATTTCATCTGCTGCCACCGCAGATACTGGTGGTGGCCACAATCAGGACAGGGCACGTAGTACCGCCGCTGGTCGGACAGCTTGAACCACCGCTCCACCCTGCTGAAGTCCTTAGTCGTCGGCGTGCTGGCAATCCCGATCTTTCGGTTCCAGTAGTACTCAGACCGCTTAATGCCCAGCTTGATCTGGTCGCCCTCTGACGTGCTGGCCGGGTAGCCATCCACCTCATCAAAGAGCACCACCCGCCGGCTGACGCGACGGAAGCCCCTGGCACTGTTGGCACCCACCATCTGCAGCGCACCACCGGGGAACTGCTTCAGCAGGATCGTGTTGCTGCCGTCCTTCGCCTTCGGTTCACTCACCAGCGTCCGCAACACTGGCGTATCCCGCACCATCGGGGCAATCTCATCCTTGCTGTAGCCCTCGGCATCCTCCACCGTGGGCTGCACCACCATCATTGGGCACGGGTCTTGGTGCATGTGGTACCCGATCAGGTGGTTGAAGATCTTGGTAGCACCCACCCTGGCGCTCTTCATCCACACCACCATCTCAACCGTTGGATCGGTGAAGGCGTCCATGATCCCCTTCTGATACGCCAGTGTCTTCCACCGGCCAGCCTCTGCAGCTGACTCAGCACTGAGCACTGCGTACTGATCCGCCCATTCGCTCAGCGTCAGCTTCGGTGGGGGCTTCCATAGCCCCATCACCTGCTTCTGCAGCGTGGCATCACTCACCATCGGCCTCGCCCTCCGACAGCTCCTCGAGGCTCTCGCGGATCAGCTCCTCAGCTATCGCAATCTCCTCCAACGTCAGATGCGGGATCCGCTGCCGCAGCCTGCTCGGTACCGCAAGCAGCTTGGTCTTCACAATCGCCACGCTATTGGCCCATACCTTCTGCACCTGCTCAGCAGGCAACAGCAGGCCCTCCTTCTGCTTCCGCTCCAGCTCGAGCAGGTTGGCCCGCTCAAACTCTGACCGCTTCCGGCTTTCGTTGTACTCCGGCAGCTCATCGTCACCTATCCGCCCGGCAGGTACAGATTCCGGCGGCTGATCCACCACCATCACCCGCTTTCGCTCCGCACGGCGCTGCACTGGCTTCTGCTCCACCACCTCCTGCACCTGGGCCGCAGCCTTCTGCCTGGCAGCACGTGGCTTGGGTGAATCCATCCGCGTCCGCGTGATCCGTCCCCAGCGCTCCTCCAAACCTTCACGCTCAATCAGCTCAGATCCGTCTGGCCCCAATACCGTTGCCAGCTCACCGTTGCGGATCTTCCGGTACACACTGCCCCGGCTCTTCAGGCCCAGTACAGCGGCAGCCTCGGAAATGCTGATCAGCACTACTGTCTCAGCCTGTCACACTACCTGTGACAACCTACCGGCCCTGTGACAACCCTGCGGTGATGGGGTAGGGGATCGTATGCGCCTTCAATATCTGCGCCCAGTTGTTGAGAATAAAAGGGTCGCATTAGTTCATTCTGATACCAAGTAAAGGGGCCGGGGACTGGAGGACC